AACAGATATAGAAAAACAATTATTAACAGATTGTATCAAAGCTTTCCCCCATGTACCAATAGGAAACAATGATAGACAAAATTATCCTGGTGAAGATCAAATCATATCAAGAATACATGATTTAATTACTAATACTGATGTTGATATGAATGATATATTTAAAATATTTTATAATGATGATTCTGGTCGATATGCTGTAAAATTTTATAGACAAATAATTAAAATTCAAGATATTATATTTGAATCACAAAGATTATATTCTGCACAACGACCGTTAAGAATAAATCACCCAAATCATGTTACAAATGATGCATTATGGAGACAATTATTTCATGTATAAAAAATCATGTGTAAGTTGCGATTGAACAAAGCATTTCATGAATGTAATGATAATCATACAATTCAAGATATTCATTACCAATCAAAACATTTTGATCTGAATTATATTTTCCTATTAATTGTTTTACTTTATTTTCACTCCAATAATTATAATCTATTTGTAATAAATGAAATATTTCTTTTATAGATATATTTTTTTTATTCTCTTGATATTTAGCAAACGAATCATAATTATGTAACTTGTCTTGTTTTGCATTTTTTACTAATAAATATGATGTGTCATGAAACATATGCGGCTTTTCATAAACATCATTGACAATGTAATTTCCTAAATTGTATATGAACATCTCATAATCGAACATTGACAAGTTAAAAATCCATGTGTAATATTTCTTTTCATATTTAATAATTAGCAATTGTGAATAGCATTTACTAACTGACATTATTGTACAAATATTATCCATTAAAACATAATCTATTTTATGTTTTAAAAAAGTCAAAAAATCTTGAACACAATTTTGTGTCAATATGGTGGTTTCTTGTTGATATTGTTTTATTAGGGTTTGTATAGATAACATTGTTAATATAACAATTAATCTATGTATCAAATAATTTATCAATTTTTTATTAGTTCTATGTGTGGTGTAGAATTATTAAAATTTGGTTGTACAAATATAGGATCGCTTTTAGGTATTATTTGTGACAGTCTATTACTGCATTAGTGTACAAAGTATAAATAAATCATTCGCTAAAAATGTGTTGAAGCATTTGGTTCAGAGTTTCTAACAATATAATCATCTATAAATAATTTGTGCAACAAGCTCATAACATCACTTACAAATAATATATTGCTGTCATAACTATATTCATCAGCCAATAGTTGTAATTTATTTTTATCATATGGTTTGCATTTTTTTATATTTTTATCATCAAATGAAAAAATAATTAAATATTCTTCCACATAATATAAATAAAATAATATTTCCACCTGTTTAATTTGAACTATTAAATAACCAAGTAAAAATTAATCCGATAATTAATACACCAAAAGTAATGTATGAACCTATCACATGAATTGTTGCAACAGTATACAATAGAGTATCATCAATATTACTAATACAATCAACATTCCATAGTTCAATGGAACCCCATGTTAACATTACTATGGATAATGTCAGAGATCCAGTTTTATTTTCATCTTTTTGCACTATGATAATTTGTACAACAAATAAAATTACATTTATTAGAACAAAATACCATAAACCTGAACTTTTGCATTCATCATGAATATCTTGTGCAGAATCACGTTTCAATGCAATAATATCATAAACAAGTAACGTAATGTATCCTATGGTAATGGCTATACCAATAATTAGTGTCATACATTGTGCATATACATTTTTATTACTTGTTTTTGTACTTTCTAGTGTAAAATTAGTTTCAGTAAAGCTAATATCATCTAATGAACTCATTAAATTTTATATATAAAATGGTGTTAAAATATTGATAATTCAATTTTTATTTAATATAAATTGAATTTATTAAAATTAATTAATAAATATTACATACTATAATGAGTTATCTTATAACAAAAGTGCGTGGTACAACAGGTCATGAATTAAATATTGATTCATTTATAGTCGCAGGAGTAAAGAATGCAATTCAAATGTTTATTGAAGATTTTTTTAATCATAATGTAAATGCAATCATGAATATTTAATTAGTATTAAACAATGTGAAGAATGTGATGATGATTATTATTATTATTATTATTTATGTGCTGAAACTTTATGTAATAAAATGCTGAATGATGAATACTTTTGCAATGATTGTTGTGATACACTATCAGATAATAATATTTTTATACCCTGAAAAATTCTGAAATATTTGATTATTTAATGGATTTTGATTGTAGTTTTGACACTGAAGAAATAAGATGTTCTGCACTATATAATGGCGAAACGGGTATATCAACAAAAACACAATCATTTTCTTCATTAATATCACCATGCAAATATTTGTATTTTTTGTATTCAGAATCACAATATTCTTGATCACTCATTTTAATATTATATTTTTATAAATTTTTTTGCTGTTTTTAAAATCATAATTTTATCCTTTTTGGATTTATTTCTCCAATGAACCAAATTTCTACTATATGGTGTTTTATTTAATTTATTTTCATGGTCAATTAAAAAATAATAATATAATGCATTCCAAATATCGGACCATTTACCTCTTTTATAATTACTCATATTTACTACATAATTATCACTTGATATATATGGTTTTCTCATTGTTAGACCACCATCAGCCCATTGACCCATAGAATATACATTTTGTATCATTACCCAATCATAACTATCTACTGAAAATTCCATAAACCATTTATAACATTCATTTGGATCTATTCTACATAAATTCATAAAATTAGACATAATCATTAAACGAACAATATGATGTAAATAACCTGTTTTAAAAGCAAATTTTATTGAATCATCAATTGGTAATATACCAGTATTACCAACATACCAACTTTTATTTAGTTTATTTTTATGATTAAAGTAATTTGGTTTTACTAAATCGTCATATGCATATAAATAACAATAACGTTGATATTCTCGCCATCCTATTACTTGTCTAATAAATCCTTCATAATTATTTATCTTAATTTTGAATTTTATATAATATTTTGTTGCTTCATTTATTATATAATCTGGATTTAATAAACCAATATTCATCATAGGACTAATTGTTGAATGAAACATGAAACCATTTTCTGAATTTATTGCATCTTGATATGTACCATAATTATTAAATTTATGTTTTAAAAAGTGCTTGAACCATATTTTTGCATCTTTGTGATTTATAGGAAATAATAAGTCACTGGATTCGCCATAATTTTTTGGAAATAATCCATCTATATATTTTATAGCTTCGTTTTCATATTTATCTATTTTCTTCTTTGGAAGATCGGGAATTTCTATATCTTTTAATAGTGGTTTTCTATTTTCATTATCATATGATTTTACACCTTGTAATATTTGTAATTCTGTTTTCATAAAATCATAAAAATTTTTATGGAAATAGTGGTTTTTATTATTTTTACCTTTATGATATTTATCTAAAACATCAGTAGTGACCAAAAAATTAGGATTATAATATACTGTTATTTGTTTATTTTTAGTATATTTATCAATTCTTTTTTGATGCAAATGGTCATTTAATTCAAAATATGCTATTGAATTTAATTTAGACATAAATAAATATTTTAAATCTTTGTTTTTCATAAAATCAATATATTCCACATTAAACTTTTTCTCTTTCAAATATTTTTCATAATATTTCATACTACTTCTATGTAAAACTAACTTTTTTTTATTAAATTTCATTTTCTTATCTCTGATACCAAAATATATAGGATCTTCTATTAAATATATTTTCTTAATATTTTTTGGTAAATATTTACTTTCATAAAGATTGTTTGGAAATAATAATAAATTCATTATATTAAGAATTTATTTTAAAAAATCATTGATCGTTCATTCCAATAACAGTATTTATTCATCAATAGGCAAATACATAACACCAACTAGAACAGCACAATATATTACTGAATGCATCAATACTTGTATCATAGAAGGATATGGTTGATGTTTAGTTAAAAATTATGGGAAAATACTTTTGCCAGTTTTCGAAACACAAGATATAGTGATGAAAACATATGGTAAGAAATATATTAAAAGTAAAATCAAAGAATTAAAAGATAAACCAATTGAATTTAAAATAGAAATGATTAAAGTCAAAAAAGCTCGTCGCCTTAGTAAACGTGTTAAATTTGTATTAAATATGATGAGTCACTATAAATTCAAGCAACATCTTCAGCACAAATGTGTCGAGTATAGTTGTGAATTGGAAATTGTCACTGAAGAATATTGTTTAGATGATTTTTCAGTAAAAATATATTAATGAAAAATCATCTAAACAATATATCGATAAATCGCAAAACTTGTATGAATACAATTAGGAGAAAAAAATCTTGTATGAATACAAATAGAACTACTAATAGTTTAGTTTTATAAAACATAAGGCTGTAAGGCCGTGCCAACCATACTGGCATTAAAATTAGCTCTTTATATACGTATTTTGAGCTGATATATTGAGGTTGTAACTTTATATAATCTTAATATGTATGGGTTTTCTCATTGTTATTTCACGGTGACCCCGAATGACAATATTTGTATTATATATTTTATATAATTCACTTGATTAGTTATTATAAATTCACTATAATTGGTAATATTAAATAGAATTATATGTTTAATATCACCACATCTAATTTTCGATGCCCAAAAAATCAACATATAAAATCAATAAAAAATTGAAAATTGAAAATTGAAAATTTGATGTTATTATACAATATATAATTCAATATGACAACAGAAAATATAAACCAGCATTTTACTTTAAGTAAAACACTCGCATCTATTATTGGGAAACCAATTGCAACAGAATCTGATATTAATATATGTATTCTAAAATATTGTAAAGATAATAATTTACAATGTACGGACGGATATAAGCTCGATGAGAAATTACAATCATTATTTAATATTGATAAATGTGATACTGAAACTATTGATATCCATCAACTTCATCTTTATCTTCAAAATGTTGTTAAAGATTTGGATAAATATGAAGTAACTAAACTTAATAAACTAAAAGTACAAATTAGTAGATGTAGAGATAATATTCATATAATAAATAAAAAACTCATTCGTTATAATAAAAGAAAACAAGAACTAATTGAAGAAGATTGCTATGATAATGATATAATGAAAGTAAATAAAAAACTTCAAGAGTATAATATAAAAAAACAAGAACTAGAAGATGAAATGAAAAATTTAAGAGGAAGTGCCGAAAAAACGAAACGGGAAAACAGACAATTATCGATTAGAACACCGCAACGATATAAAATATCGGAAGAGCTTTTTACATTCATTGGATCACCAAATACGGATCCAAATTTTGTTCCAAATAAAGAAATACATTTCCGTTCTACAATTAGATCACCATTCCAATTAAATGTACAATATATAACTGGTTTTGTTATAACATATATTAAAACACACAGACTAATGGTTAAAGACACAAATGGTCGCATCATTCCAGATACTGATTTGATAAAACTATTCAATCTCAAAGAGGGAGATACACTTAGTTTTAACAACCTTTTTAGTTATATATCTAAACATTTTATCAAAATGAACTAAATTTATTTATATATAATTCTCTAATATCTTTATTGATTTAAAACAAAGTATTTAATTTTTTTAAAAATATGGTTAATAATATATGGTAAATAATATTTTACACGGTAATACTATAGAAATTATCAATACAATACAAGGTTACTTTGTTTTTTCAAATGATAATAGTAATTTAAATATATATAATATATCAAAAGATCATATTGAATTATTTAATAAGATAGAAAATATTGGTGAAATAAAAGCAGTATCAATTAGTTATAATTTATCAAAACTAATAGTAGTAAAGAAGGATAGTATTGTTGAAGTTTTTGATTTTGTAGATTTTGAATTTGTAAAAAAAGAACCAGATATTAATACTTATGGAGGTAATATAGTAACATGTTGTTTGTCAGTAGATGGAACATTTTGTTATTTATCAGCTAAAAATACCGTACAAGTATGGAATTTAGATGATTTTAAAAAAATAATAACTAAAGAAACAAATGGTTTTGTAAATAAATTAAAAAATAAAGATGATACCATTCTAATTGGAACTGAATTAGGATATATTTATCATCTTAAAAACCAAAATAAATTAATAAATGTGAAAAAAAATATACATGGATGTGTAAATGATATAGATATAAATGCTTATAATATTTTTATAACTGGAGATACAGAAAATTTAGTAACTTTATGGGATAATGAAAATGTTAAAAAATTTGAGGGACATTATAGTAGCATAGTAGATGTAAAAATATCAGAAAATAAAATATTTATTATATCAAAAGATATTGATAATGAATTAATATTATGGAAAATTGAAAATAAATTAGAATATTATCATATTCCAATAAAAGCAGATAGATTTATCTTTAGTGAAGATAATGAAAATATCATATTTTTAAAAAATAAAGATAATAATTGCGAATTAAATTTATTAAAAATAAATAATATAATAAATGAAAACAATTTACATAAATATACAAAATGGGATCATGATAATGCAATAATGATTGGAATTGCAGGAGGTGCTGGATATCAAGATGCTTCATTGACTAAAGATGGCTTAGATTCTAGAACAGAAAATGGTGAAGTAATAGAAAATACTGGTGGCAAAGATGGAATGGGAGGAAAAGGATGGTCTGGACAAGGTGGTACAGGTGGTGCAGGTTGGTTAGGTTCGGGTATAAGTTTTAGTTCTGGTTTAGAAGATGAAGAAGGTGGAAGAAAATTAAGTGATATAACAAAAGGTTTTAAAGGTGGATATAGAAAATCAGAAAATAATTTAGTTTATGGTGGATTAGGTGGTGGTGGCGTAGCTTGGTATTCATCTGGTGGCGGTGGTGGATATTCAGGTGGCGGTGGTGCACAGTGTTATGGTAAGAGTGGTGGAGGTGGAACATTTGTAACAGATGGTATAGAAGGAATAAATGAATATAAAGAACGAGAAGTAAAAAATACTGATAATGGTTATGTTATTTTAAAATCAAAATCAGGAAATATAACATTTAATGGTGAATATAATGGAATAAGAGTATCGAAGAAAAATAATCAAATTGAACCAAATGGTATCCAAATTTATGAAATATTAAAACAAGATAAATATTATTTAGAAATTGCAGGTGCGGCTGGTTTTAAGGATGGTGGAAAAGGAGCAGTAATATATTTATCAATTGAGAATTTAGACGAAGGTGATTTAATAGGGATTATGCCAGGGCAAAGAGGAGGTACACATATTGGTAATTATCAATTAGATTCCGGAGGAGGAGCTACAATAGTATGGTTAATAAGAAATAAAGAAAAAATGTTTATTGCTTCACTAGCACCAGAAAGAGCTGATTTAGCATTAAAATTTATAGAAAAAGATAATTTTATAAATATGATAAATAAAGAGAATATTGTAAATGCATTATTAATTCAAAATTCAGATGATGAAACAAAGTGGGCAAAATTAGTATGTTGTTCAAATGAGAATTCAAATAAATTAGTAGAATATTTAATAAATTTAGAACCAAAATTAAAAGAAAAAATGTTAGATAATGATGTAATTTTATCATCTTTAAAGCCATATAGAGTAGAATCTTCAATAAAACTATTAAATAAATTAGATACAATTAATAATGAGTTAATAAAGGAAATAAAATCAAAAAAAATATTAAATACATTAATAAAAGATACTAGGTCTCATATATTAATAGAAAAATTAATAGAGAAAGATAATAGTGGTCAAATAGGCGAATTAAGTTTATTAGAATCAATACAAATTAAAAACATTGATTACGCATTAAAATTAATAGAAAATAATATAAAATTAACTGAAGACTATGAATTAATAGAAGATTTGAAATATTTTATAGAAAAAGATTATGAAAGTACAAATGATAATACTTTTAAGTTAATAAAACATATAATGTCATTTAATCCATTAGAATTAAGCGATTTTAGTATACAGGTTTATTTGAAAAATTTTTCAAAAGGAAATAAATTTGATAGAATTGTTGAATTATTAAAAGATTTTAATGATGTTATAAATTTTCAAAATTTATCAAAATTTTTATGTAAAAAATTTGTTGATAAGGCTTTATTATATGCTAACCCAGAATTTATGGGTTCATCAATTATGCATGAAATTAGTAAAAATGAATTAGCATATAAATTAGTATATGAATTAGTTTTAAGAGATAAACAATTAGCTATGTTTGCAGATAAAAACGACAGAACAGTATACGATGTAGCATGTAAGGATATAAAAAATGTTATAGATTCAATAATCCAATTTTGTGGTAGATTTAAGATAACTTCTATTAAACCAGAACATAAATCAGCAACAAGTATTGTATTAAGAAGTATTGATATATTTAATGATAATAAAAATGTAATTATAAAATTAATGAAAAATAAAGACCAATATTTAAAAGAAATTAATATAAGGAAGAAATTAAGCGATACTAATGATATAGTTAATATATTTATTAATTCAGATGATACTAATGATATAGTTAATATATTATTTCATTCAGAATCACCTGAATTAATAAATATATGGAAAGAAGATGTAAAAAATAAATTAAATTATGAAGAATATATTTATGGTATTATAATGGATGCAGGTGATAGAAATTTACAGACAATATATCAACATGAGAGACCAACAATAAATGAAATAAGAGTTTATACAGAACAAATTTTTAAGGGAGTGAGTTATTTACATGATAAAGATATAATGCATGGTGATATTAAAACATTAAATATAATTAGATTCATTGTAGATAATCATTTACATATAATAGATTTAGATGCGGCATCTTCAACATTAGAAGAATCACAAACTGAAGATGGAATAGTAGATTATGTAGGAAGTAAATTTTCATCAGTATGTTTACCACCAGAATTAATTTATAAATTTAAAAATAACGAAGAAGAAGAATTATATAATGAATATTGGAAAGAAGAAAAGGATAATAATACTGAACTATGGAAGAAAATATCACCAAAAAAACATAAATATGGTTCATTTGTAATAAAGACATTTAGATATGAAAGTGAAAATAATAGAATTCCGTATAAAATAAATTCTTTGCCATATGATTTAGTAGAAGCTTCTAAAAGCGTAGATTTATGGTCATTAGGTGTATTATTATATAAATTATGCACTGATAAAGAATTGGTAGCAATAACAAGAGATAATGATTATGTATCGGGAGGTGGATTTAATTATATTTACACATGGGATGATAAAATTGCTAAAATAAAATTACGTGATATTGAAGATCCATTAGCAAGAAATTTAATTTCTAAATTATTAATTAAAGACCCAACTAAAAGAGCAACTGTAAAAGATTTATTAAATAATGATCCATTTTTTAAAAATCAAAATAATTCAATAAATTCAAATGAATTATTAGAAAATATAAATGAAATTAAAAGGACTTTAGAAGAAACAAATAAAAGTTTAGCAAGAATAGAAAAAAGAACAATAAATATAGAAGAATTAAATTTATCAATAAAAGGAGAATTATCGCAGGGCGTTGAAGAATTAAAACGAAGAATTTTATCTGTAAGTTCATCACAAATACCTACATTTTTTGTGATATGTCCTGAACTATCAGAATTAGATAAAATGAAAAATGGAGCAGATGAAATTTTAAAAGCAATTAATGATAAAGATCATCAAAAAATATTAACATATACGAACCTATTATTAGATAAATCAAGAAATTTATATGAAAATATAACAAGTACAATCTCTAATCCATCTAAAGTATTTAAGGATGCATTAGGTAATGAGAATTACAATATTTATCTTTTATGTGAAATATGCTATGAAAAACAAGAAAGTAACGTATGGCCAATTCCTGTATCAAAAACAAATTCAGAAATTCATGAAGTTGTATCAAAAATATTACCATTAGCCAAAAGTTGTTTACAAGTAGTTAAATTAATCAATGGTGTAAGTAAAATAGGAAGATTATTTGGTTATCCATTACCAAAATTACCAGTAAATGATAAAAGTTTAGATTTTTTGGAAGATGAAACGTCCGTTTCTGAGTTTCATATACTAGAAAATAAATTATTAGAAGAATCTGATAATGAAGAAGAGAATTCAAAAGTAGAAGGATATAGTCAAAGAGAATTCAAAAGATTTTTGAATAAATATGATAAAAAAGAAGAATGGGCAAACTTATCATGTATAACTTTAGACGAAGGTACATCTATATGGTGTTGTGAAAAATGTCATAAAATATTAAAAGATAATCCAAAATCTACTATGAAAAATTTAAAATCATTAATAAAAGATCAAGATTATAAAACTAATGAAATTGTAGAAAGTAAAAAAAAATCCAAAAAGAGTATATGTTGTATTATTTAATATCCATACATATAATCCAAAACTTAGAAATAAATAAAATAATATTGTTGATGATAACAGTGACATAATACATGTATTTACATAAAACTTCAGACTCATTTTTATATATTAATTATATCATAAAAATAATCTAATCATCCAAATCGCTATACCAATCGCTATCCGAATCGCTATCCGAATCGCTATCCGAATCTCTACACAGATACAAATGACGTTGGTGCTTAGCAAAGCTATCTTTATCAGGATCTACAAATTCCAACATGTATTCAATGATATCGTTAGGTAAGAAACCATAATTGATGACAATAACAATCTGATGCATGTAATTTTTATATAACTCAAGATCGATGTTTGTTCGCAAACGGATATGATCATACAAAGGCATGGTGAAACAGCGTTGTTCTAGCAGTATGTATGTCGGAATTTCACTTCTCAGTACTTCACGCTTTGTTTTAAAATCATCAATATCGTAATTCGTCTGTACTCCATCAAACATATTGTCGTAATATTCATCATGGCACATACATTCGTACTTCGGTAAGTGACAACCAATGCAAATAGTATAACAATCGCATGATTTTTTACACAAAGGGTGATTTATTTCACATGTTGTTTCATTGCCACACTGTTTACATTTGTACATCATGTCATATTCATAACTACAGTAATATTCATCTTCGTCATCTGGAAAATAATAACATTGCTTTGTATCATAACATTTACACAACGTCGTTTCCTTATCTGCGACACAATGACACAAAAATCGCGGCCATTTGCATTCGTCGCATTTGCGATAGCCGTGGGCGCTGAATTCGCGACATTGACGGTGTGCAGCTTGATGCGTTGTCTCGGTTATTGGTATGATTTGATTTTCTTCAAGTTGTTTTTCAAGTTGTTTTTCAAGTTTTTGTTCTTCCATAATAAAACGAAAATCCACTCTTGGTTGCTTTGGTATCATCAATATAGATTGATGATTGATAGTAATTTTACACCCTAGTTTGGTCGGGTCTTCGGGTCTCATGGAATCATCAATAGATGATCCAATTGACCCCGTAACTACTTTATTATATCCTAACATCCTATAGATAATATTGCAATACCATGAGTTAGTGTGTAATTTATTTTTTCAATTTTTAATGGAATAGTAATTATATACTGATAATCCTGTATATATATTCGGGATTGAAAGCATATTTGGCATTATTTACATCTAAATCTGGATTATTTCTTTTAATTTGTTACAAATATACATCGTAACAACTTTTAATTTTTCTTAATATATTATCACAAGAAATAATGAATGAAACTATTAATATAATAGAAATTAAATTTATTAATGATTGTATTAAAATATGTTATTCATATGAAAATAATAAATCGATTGATAATTCTAATCTTGTAATTGATTATGAAAAATCGATTTCTATAGATTTGGGTGTTAAAAATCTAATGATGTATTAATTAATGCTGATTTAAATGGTGCTATAAATATTATGCGTAAAGTGTTTGATATTACAAAAGTCATTGGAGAAAAAATATTTAATCCAATAACTATAAATATATTCCATGAAGCTCGCCAGCGGATAAATGTGTCAGTGCACAGATTGGTATTTTAATAGTTTTTAATACTTTTCATCACTATATAATTTCCTAACACTAATAAATCTTTCGAACATTTCTAAATGGTGTAATATGTTCTTCATACTAAAATCTTCAACTATAAATATCATTATAGATGAATTAAATCTGGGTAAATATTCTATAAATTGTTTTGATAGAAAAAATACATACTCATATTTTTTCGGATCCTTAGGAATATAATTTTCTAATGCTTGTTTTCTTCTATCATATGTATTTCGTGATTTTTTTACTTTAGTACTCATCCATTTGATATGCCATTCTTCAGATAAACATTTATTTTTATTTCCTGTTAAATTTTTAAACACACAATAATATTGCCATTTACCACCTCTAGTATATTTGGCACCTCCTTTAATTTCACCATTATGTTGCCTAATTCTTTTATTTGTATCAACGGTTACACCAACATAAGTTTTTACTTTATCGAATATAATATAATTATACCAATTTTTTTCCATTATATGAATTATTATTATACTATCATATAATAACATGCTAACAATATCCTTAAAAGAGAGTGTAATAATAGGTGCGGTAACAGTTTTATGTGCTATACTGATACAAATAGTGGTAAAAATATATGGTGAAGACGAAATTAAAACATCAAATATCTTTTACAAGCATAAAAAAAGTGTAAAATTTTATAGTTTATTATTTTTCATAGGAATATTAATACATTGTTTTGTAAAATACATAGAATTTGATGAATGGTTTTGTAAAAAGATATGTACTAACGAAGGGTGTAAAGTAATATGCGAATTACCATTTAACAATTTTACCAATTTATTAATAACAGTGTAAAATCTCGCTGGAATTTTTCTTATTTAGAAAGTAAAATATAATTAATATTAATGTCAACTAAAAGAACCATAAACCAAAAATCTACTACTAATTCATTATCATTGCAAGAACTTATTCTTATAGGTAAAAAACAAACATCAGTTAATACATATAATTTAAATATCGAAAAATTAGAAAATGTTATACCTACATTAGAAAAATTGAATGCTATTATAGGAATGGATTCTGCCAAAAATACTATTACAACTATTGTATTATATTATTTACAAAATTTATGCGTACGAAATGTAGACATGATGCATACAATGATTAAAGGTGATAGTGGCACTGGTAAGACTATGTTAGCAAGAATTATTGGCGAAATATATTGGAAATTGGGAGTTTTGGATCAATGTAAAAGTAATTCGCATAATGTTGAAAAAGTTGATGATAACGTTGATGATAATCATAGACATTTGCGCAAGAAAACAAAACAAAACGATGTAAATTATATAAATAAACAAGATGATTACGATTATGATGATGGATTTATGGTTGATGATAATGGTGATGATAGTAGTTTCGAAGAATGTGATGATAGCGTATTATCTGATACATCGACAGACAATACATCATATAAATTCATTGAAACATCCAGATCCGATTTTGTCGATAAGTATCAAGGTGGTACAGCTCATAAAGTGCGTAAATTATTTTATTCCGCTATAGGTGGAGTTATTTTTATTGATGAAGCATATTCTTTAGGTAATATTGGTGCCGAAGATACATATAATAGAGAAGCTATTGATGCAATTACTTCCATGTTAGAAAAACTTAAAGGTAGTGTAGTAGTGATATTTGCTGGTTATAAAGATGCAATGGAAAATAATTTATTTCATTACAATGAAGGATTGTACCGTCGTATAACATTTACTATTATAATTGATTCTTATACTCCTGTACAATTGTCAGAAATTTTTTTGATGATGGTTAAAAATATAGATATTGATGATCCATGGCTCGTGACATGTTCTAAAAATTCTATCCAGACATTTTTTAAAACCAATAATGTATTTTTTCCTCATTTTGGTGGAGATATCGAAACATTAATTTTTAATGTCAAAATGCAACATAGTTTGCGTCTATTATTTTCACATAAATCCGAACGGAAACATATTAATATAAGCGATATTAATAATGCTTTTAAAGAATATAAAACACATCGTGCTATTTAGATTATGTGGAAGAATATTTGTATAATGTCTAGCGATTTGTTACTTTAGTAATATTATTGAAAAGCAGCTTTTTTATTGCTTTAGCCTCATGAAACATTCGTGTTATTTTACCCTTAATTATATTAGATTTTAATATGAAGGCTTTTCCCTTGTTTTTTCAAGTCTATAGCTGCTTGGTCTTCAGCACCACCATATGAAAAACCACTCGCAGTACTTGTACAATCAAAATATTTATGTATTTTTATACTAATATAATGCTGTTTATTCTTTTTTTGCTGTATCTAGTTTCTTTTGTAGGTTTTCCAAGTAACCAAAAGGTTCTACTGTACTATTTTCACTAGTTGTTTCACTTTGTTTAATAGTTGTAATACCAATAATAGTTGTAATACCAATAATAGTTGTAATACCAATAATAGTTGTAATACCAATAATAGTTGTAATACCATTAATAGTTGTAATACCAATAATAATTAAACAAAAAATTACAAATAATATTTTTTATTTTTTGTTTAATAGTTGTAATACCAATAATAATTAAACAAAAAATTACAAATAATATTTTTTATTTCCAAACATTTATAATATTGGGTTCTATTTTATTATAAATAATAATTAAATAATTTCATCAATTAGGCCACGACGTAAACATTCGTCAGCATCCCAATCCAAGTCATGTTTCAATAGTTCTTTTAATTGTTTATTAGACATATTAGTCTTATCCTTATAAAATTGTCTGATTCGGTCAGACATTTGATTAACATTCTCATGATGATCTTGTTGCTCTGCCTCAGTATAATGACCCCACATTCCAGATGACAATTGATGAATTAGCATACAAGCATTCTTACCCATCATTCTCTTTTTTCCATGAATTGAAATTAAAGTGCCACATGAAGCTGAAAATCCATCTACCATTGTATGCACTGGCACTTTACACCGTTCCATGCAATCAATAATAGAATAGGCTGCGAATACAGCACCTCCTGGGCTAGTTATATGTAGCACTATTGATGGTGGTTCGGGGAATTTATATTGCATTTGTATAAATTTCAGTTCATTAGCCAAATCATTAATCTCTTTAATTAATGCTGATGCTGTATCGAAATTAATATCATCTTGAAAATATATATGATTCTCACGGACGTATAATTTAGTATCGGCATCATCTCCTAAACCAGGTTTTAAACTTGGTCCTTCGTTATTCTGTCCTCCGCCTAACATTGATAAAATATTTTCGATTTCAGGCTCTTCAACATGGGTTGTCTTCCTTTTTTTACTACTTACGAACAATGGTTGTTTGATAGACCAACTTTTTCTCATTGTTATATGTTGGTATTAAATTCTTAAGTTATTATCTATTAAATAAATAAACTATGAATAAATTAGTTCATTATAATTATACATTAAATTAGGTCGTTATAGTAAAATAGGTCGTTATAGTTATACATTAAATTAGGTCGTTATAGTTATACATTAAATTAGGTCGTTATAGTTATACATTAAATTAGGTCGTTATAGTTATACATT